TCATATCTCAACTACCGTCCATACCTTTGGATAAGAAAAATCCAGAAGATGTGGACACGAAAGCAGAAGACCACTTGTACGATGCGTTAAGGTATGGTATAATGTCACGACCAAGGTTTAGTATATTTGATTATGACCCGATGGGTAGACCCGGTGGCGGTATGCAAGTTGCAGATGCTACCTTTGGATACTGAGGAAAAAAAGTATGGATGAAGATGATATCATGATTGAAGATGACGCTATTGCGTTAGAGGATACAGACGATTCTGTGACTTTTGATGCTGACGTGTCTAATATCATACCATTTGTCATTGAGCGTTACAAACGTGCAGAAGACTATCGCTATCAAGACGAAGAGCGTTGGCTGAGAGCATATAGAAACTATAGAGGATTGTATGGCCCAGATGTACAATTTACTGAAGCAGAAAAGTCACGGGTATTTATTAAAGTTACCAAGACTAAGACGCTTGCTGCATATGGTCAAATTGTTGATGTGTTGTTTGCTAATAATAAGTTTCCTCTTTCTATTGAGCCTACAACACTCCCTGAAGGCGTTGTAGCTGACGTACACTTTGACCCCAAAGAACCAGAACAGCTTCAGGCAGAAACTTCTTTATCTAGTCCTTATGGTTTTAGAGGTGATGGAAACGACCTGCCACCGGGTGCTACAGCTAAGACACTGCAAGAAAAACTTGGCCCATTAGAAAATAAACTTGAAGGTGTACAGGACAAGTTAAAAGAAGGCCCGGGCAAAACTCCTACTGCTATTGAATTTAGCCCAGCTATGATTGCTGCTAAAAAGATGCAAAAGAAAATACACGACCAGCTAGAAGAGTCAGGTGCTAATAAAAACTTGCGTAGCAGTGCTTTTGAAATGGCATTGTTTGGCACAGGTATTATGAAAGGTCCGTTTGCCAAAGACAAAGAATATCCTAATTGGGATGATGATGGTAACTACGACCCGTTGTTTAAAACTGTACCGCAAGTAGAACATGTTTCTGTTTGGAACTTTTACCCAGACCCAGACTCAAACAACATGGATGAGGCACAATTTGTAATCGAGCGTCATAAGATGTCTCGCTCACAAATGCGTATGTTAAAGAAGCGTCCATACTTCCGTGGTCAAGTTATTGATGAGTGCATCCAGATGGGTGAGAACTACATCAAGAAGTATTGGGAAGATGATTTATCTGACTACGCACCAGAGCATGGCATTGACCGCTTTGAAGTTCTTGAGTATTGGGGTATGGTTGACACCGAAATGCTAGAAGAGCAGGGTGTAGAAATACCAGACGAACTAAAAGACTTTGACGAGTTACAGGCAAACGTGTGGATTTGTAACAATAAACTTATACGCATGGTGCTTAATCCGTTTAAGCCAGCTAAGATACCCTACTGTGCTTCACCATTTGAAATGAACCCATACTCTTTCTTTGGTGTAGGTATCGCTGAAAACATGGACGATACGCAAACACTAATGAATGGTTTCATGCGTATGGCTGTGGACAATGCTGTGCTATCAGGAAACTTGCTTATCGAGGTGGACGAAACAAACTTAGTGCCGGGTCAGGACATGTCTATCTATCCGGGCAAAGTATTTCGCAGACAATCTGGCGCACCGGGTCAAGCAATCTTTGGTACTAAGTTTCCTAATGTAGCTTCTGAAAATCTTATGCTGTTTGACAAAGCACGTCAGCTTGCTGATGAGTCTACTGGTCTTCCTAGCTTTGCACACGGACAAACAGGTGTGTCGGGTGTAGGTAGAACGGCATCAGGTATTTCAATGCTGATGAACGCAGCAAGCGGCAATATTAAAACTGTTATTAAGAATGTAGATGATTATTTACTACGGCCTCTTGGTGAGGGTTTCTTCCGCTTTAATATGCAGTTTGATTTTGACGCAGGTATCAAAGGTGACTTGGAAGTTAAGGCACGTGGTACAGAAAGTCTAATGGCTAATGAAGTACGCAGTCAGAGACTAATGCAGTTCTTGCAGATTGCAAGTAATCCTGCTCTTGCTCCGTTTGCCAAGTTTCAGTATGTCATCAGCGAGATTGCAAAGTCTATGGACCTTGACCCCGACAAAGTAACCAACAACATGAGTGAAGCAGCACTTCAAGCAGAACTGATGAAACAGTTTCAAGCACCTGCTCAACCTGAAGGTGGTATGCCTCCGCCAGCAGGGGCAGATGCAGGAGACCCAACAGGTGCTGGTGGTGGAACAATAGGAACAGGACAAGTACCAGTTCCGGGTGAACAAGGATTTAGTAGTAATGGTGGACAAGCAGCAGGTACTCAGCAAACTCAAGCCGATGGTGGGCAACAACCGCCAGTGGGAAGCATTCAGTAGTTACATAGATATGGCTATTGAGCAGCATCAAAAAGTGCTAGAACAATCTGATGACACGGTAATGATGCATCGTCAGCAAGGTGCTATAACCGCTTTGCGTAAACTCAAATACTTACGGGATGAAGTAAATGGATAAACAGATGGACATGTTTGATGACGGTGGCCTTATGCAAGAGGGCGGCTCTATTGACCCTATATCGGGTAACGATGTTCCTGTAGGCTCTACGCAAGAAGAAGTACGTGATGATATTCCCGCCCAGCTAAGTGAGGGTGAATTTGTTTTTCCTGCTGACGTAGTACGATACATTGGCCTTGAAAACTTAATGCGTATGCGCCAAGAAGCTAAGATGGGTTTGGCTCAGATGGAAGCTATGGGTCAAATGGGCAACAGTGAAGAAGCTACCATGCCAGATAATTTACCATTTGATATGTATGACCTAGAAGTAGAAGACGATGGTGTACAGGATTTTGCACAGGGTGGCATAGTTCAAGCACAAGCAGGTACATTTGTGCCACCACAGCAAAACTACGGCATTAGTGGGTTTCAACAATCTCAGTTTTCTGGATTTCAACCCCAGCCTATAACACCACCATCAATGCAACCTCTTCAACCTACCTCTATGCAGCCTTTGCAGCCTACGGGTATGCAACCTTTACAGGCTACAGGAACGCCTGTTTCAACAACTCAAGTGTCTGGGTTACCCGGTCAAGCAGGTGCAGGATTTGATGTAGGTCCACCAGATGAGTATAAGACATATAGAAATGAATCTGGTCAAGAAATACAAGTACCTTTTAAAGACGGTAAGGTTCATCCAACATTTACTGTACCATCAGGGTATACATTAGCTACAGGTCCACAGGAAACAAAAGTAGAAGATACTACACCAGAAACAACTCAAGTAACACAACAGCCTCAAGATGATGGCGATGATGCGCCTCAAGTTGATACTATTATTTCAGGAGACAAAGGGCAGTTCTCTACAACTGACATGAGAGGTGTCGGTTACGATAGAGGTGCTATGCAAAAAGCTGCTAAAGAAGGTAGTGCAGCAGATGCAGAGTTATTAGAAGCCTTAAACGAAATAGCTAAAGCACAAGCAAAAGATGTAGCCCCGGCTATCGGTATGGCACTTGGAGTACCACCCACTGGTTCAGTAGTAAAAGAAGTAGGAACAAGAATTGCTCAACAAACAGGTTTAGGTAAATTTAAAGAAACTAAAGGTGTTAACTCACGTAGGGAGTTTCTTACCTCTCAAAAGGTAACTATGGATGCATTTCTTTCTGGCTTAGACAATACCTACGGTGGAACACGGGATGCGTTTAAAACGGGAGAAGGCACTGCCGGACAGCGTTTGCATGAACTTGCCCCTGAAGTAAAACGTAGTTTGGCAGGTGAATTAAAAGCTACACAAACTGCTTTGAATACTGCCCTAGAAGGTAAAACTATGGAAGACCTTCGTGCGGAAATAAGTAACACTGAAGAAGGTCTAGGCAAAGATATTGCTGAACTAGGTTTGTCAAAAACTTATAATGACGGCAAGGCGGAACGCGAGAAAACTTACGGTCAACTATTTGCAGAAGCACGTGCCACTAAATCAGCTAGGGATAAAGTAGCTTCTCAGTATGGTTTTGACGCAGCGGGAATGTCCCTTTCAGACGCTAGAAAAAGAGGGCAGCAAATAGAGCAGCAAAGAAAAGCGGAAGCAGCGGCTAGAGCAGCAACATATGCAAGACAAGATAGCGGAGATAGCGAAGCTGATAGACAAGCATCTCAGGCATATTCAAGTACTGGACAAGGAAGGCAATCTTCCTCTGCAGCGTCTTATTCAGGTCGTGGCATAGGCGGTGAATTTGGCATGGCTAAAGGTGGTCTTGCTAAACAGATGGAGAAAAGTGGTCTAACTCCTAAAAAATAAGACCACATATCAATGGCTACCTAACCCCCCAACACTGGCTACGGTTAGCCCCATAAGGAGAAGACGATGGCTGAACAAGCTATTATGGCAGAAGAAATGCAATCACCAAAAAAAGTTGCATTTGCAAATAAACCTTACACGCAGGAAGAACGAATTAAGCGTGAAGAGGAAGAACTGGAACAACTCATCAAAGAGCAAAATGGTGAGGTAGAAGAGCCAGTGCTAGAGGAAGAGGCTGAACCAGCAAACGCAGAAGAACGTACTTTTAAAAAGCGTTACTCTGATTTACGTAGGCATCAGCAAAAACAAGCAGAAGAACTTAAAAAAGAAATAGATGAATTAAAAAGACAACTAAGTACTGCTGCCCAAAAAGAAATGAAACTTCCCAAGTCGGATGAAGACATAGAAGAATGGGCAAAAGAGTATCCTGATGTAGCACAGATTGTAGAAACAATTGCTATGAAGAAAGCGGCAGAGCAAGCAAGCGTACTTGAGGACCGCATGAAAGCAATTGACGAAATGCAGCAATCCGCATCAAAGGAAAAAGCAGAAGCGGAGTTGATTAGATTACATCCAGACTTTTCAGAAATTCGTGATAGCGATGACTTTCATGATTGGGCAGATGAGCAACCTAAGTGGGTTCAAGATGCTTTATATGAAAATGATAACGATGCACGGTCTGCTGCTAGAGCAATTGACTTATATAAAGCAGATAGAGGAATTACAAGTGAGAAGAAGTCTAAAAAAACTAAAGGTGCTGCTGAAGCGGTGTCCACTAAAGGCAGTAGAAGCACACCTCAAACAGATGAAACTTCCGCTTATCTAAAAGAATCTGCAGTTCAGGCAATGTCGCCACAAGAATATGAAAAGAATGCAGATAATATTATGGAAGCTATCCGTACAGGAAAGTTTGTCTATGATATTTCTGGCTCTGCCAGATAAAAAAGTGTTGACAAATAGTTATTTTTCAGTATAACTATATGTAACCAAGTGTGGATGTATAGCGCAATATGTCCACACATAACAGCAAACAAACACAGCTTACGGATTACCTGACGATTTTGGCCTGTTGAATAGTAGGGCGGCCACCTTATTAGAATACACACCCAAATGAATTAGCCTCTGATTAGTCTGGTGAGTTTGCATCTGTAGGAAAATGCTTAACTTTAGGAGAACATACAATGGCATTTGCATCAGCAGCCGGGTATGGTAATCTTCCTAACGGTAATTTTTCACCTGTAATTTACAGCAAACAGGTGCAGCTTGCTTTCCGCAAGTCTGCCGTTGCTGAAGCAATCACTAATAATGATTACTTCGGTGAGATTGCTGCAATGGGTGATTCCGTTAAGATTATCAAAGAACCCGAAATCACAGTCAAGAACTATGCACGTGGTACAACTATCACACCGCAAGACCTTGATGACGAAGACTTTAACCTGACAATTGACAAAGCTAACTACTTTGCATTTAAGGTTGATGACATTGAAGAGGCACACAGCCACGTAAACTTCCAGCAATTGGCAAGTGACCGTGCTGCGTATCGTTTGGCTGACCAGTTTGACCAAGACGTTCTTGGTTATCTGTGTGGTTTTAAGCAATCTGCAATTCATGGCGCAGCCGACACAGTTAATACAACTGTTAACGGTTCTGTAGCTGTTTCAACTGCAGGTTCTGACGAACTGCTGTCAAGCATGAAACTAGAAGCTGATGACTTCGGTGGTTCATCAGGTTCATCAATTGGTATCCAGCCTCGCTTGCCGGGTGCTTCATCTGTACCGGGTTCAGGCAATGCCAACCCGACTATGGTTATTGCACGTATGGCCCGTAAGCTGGACCAGCAGAACGTAGACTCACAGGGCCGTTGGCTCGTTGTTGACCCAGTATTCATGGAAGTACTGAAGGACGAAGATTCAAAACTTCTGAACTCAGACTTTGGTGGTTCTGGTCTTCAGAATGGTCTCGTGATTAACAACCTGCACGGCTTCCAAGTGTATGTTTCAAACAACTTGCCTTCAATTGGAACAGGTTCAGATACCGTTGGTGGTACTAACGCTTCCAACTATGGCCTGATTGTTGCTGGACATTCATCAGCAGTAGCCACCGCAGAGCAGATTAACAAGACAGAAACATATCGTGACCCTGACAGCTTTGCTGACATCGTTCGTGGTATGCACTTGTATGGTCGTAAGATTTTACGTCCTGAAGGTCTTGTTAACGCTAAGATTAACTTGGTATAAGGGGAGTATTGAAAAATGGCTAACATTACTGCAGTACTTCACCCTGCATCAGGGAACTCACAGCGTGGACGTAACCCGTACTACGTAGATGTCACAATTGACCTGACTACAAATAGCATTGCCCCCGGTGATACTATTCAGGCAATTAATGTACCTGCTAACACTTTGATTATGGGTGCTGGCTTTCAAGTTGTAGAATCCGCAACTATGAACACAGGTACAGATGCAACTGCTGCTCTTGGCTTCACTGGTGGTGATGTTGATGAGTTTGCAGCAGCACTCGACATTGACGGTGCATCAGATGGCGATTACGCTCCACAAGTTGCAATTGATGGACTAGCACTGTCTACATCAGGTGACACAATTGATTTTGTGTTGGCTGGTAGTGGTGCTTCATTTACAGCAGGTAAGCTACGTGCTTACGCTGTGATGATGGACATCAGCGACCAAGGTGATACGGCTGCTAACGAAGTAGACCGTGACACACTTGCATAAGTAATCACGTAGTGGGGGCAGCTTCGGTTGCCCCTGCTTACTCTTTTAGGATTTACAGATGGCATACGATTACTTAGACTTGACAAACGAAGTGCTGGCAAGAATGAATGAGGTAGAATTAACCTCTTCTAACTTCTTAACAGGCGCACGTGGATTTCAAGTACAATGTAAAAACGCTGTAAACGATGCTGTTAATTATGTCAATCAACGTGAATTTGGTTGGCCTTTTTCACATGCGACTAGCACTGTGACATTGGTAGCAAATACAACTCGCTACACTATACCAACTACAGCTACGCATGTTGATTATGAAACATTTAGAATATCAAAAGATAATACTCTTGGTGTGGCAGGTACAACGCTACGAGTACTTGACTATAAAGAATACGTAGACAGATTTATTGACCAAGAAAGTACCACGGGTGTAGGTGGTGTTCCTATCTATGTGTTTCGTACACCAGATAATAACTACGGTTTATACCCCTATCCAGACGCAGCATACGAATTAAAATTTGAATATTTTGACAGACCTACTGCTCTTGCTGCAGCAACAGATGTACCGACAATACCAGAACAGTTTCGTCAGGTAATTGCAGATGGTGCTACTGCATATGCCTATCAGTATCGTGGCGAAGCACAGCAGTATGGTATTAACTTTTCAAGATTTGAAGAGGGCATTAAACATATGCAGTCAATCCTGTTAAACAGGGTAGACTATGTGAGGTCAACTTATATACCGCACTCGCAGAGATACGGCATTAACACAGCAATGTTTTAGGTGATACATGGCAGACGAATCAGGACTAAGCCCATTTGTCTTTGCCTGTTCTGGGGGATTGGTATTAGACCTTTCTACCTTTGAGATGCAACCGGGTATGGCACTTGAGTTGCAAAACTTTGAGCCAGACATTAAAGGTGGATACAGACGTATTTCTGGCTATACAAAGTGGAATAGTAACATTGTTCCGCAAGATGCTAGTGCCAGTGAAAAGGTACTAATGTCTGCACACTTTAATAACAAAGTTATTGCGGCACGTGGTGGTAAGATACATGAAGCTGGAACAACAGGTAGCTGGACACAGATTGATACTGGCAGAACAAATGCTGGTAAGTACACACACTTCCGTTACAATCTGGCTGGCACAGATTTTATCGTGTGGGCTGATGGCGCAAATCATGCGACCAAGTATGATGGCACTACTGTTACTGACCTCAACGCAACAGGCGCACCTGCTGACCCAAAGTTTGTAGTTGGTTTTAAAGACGCACTGTTCTTTGCTGGCATGTCTGCTGGGCCACAGTCAATAACTTTTACCGCACCTTTTACGGATAGTGATTTTAGTGCGGCTAACGGTGCAGGTGTAATAAATGTAGACAGTAATATTACTGGACTGTTTCCGTTTCGTGACCAACTGTTTATCTT